CTAGCCAATATTGAAGCTGGCAATGCTACTGGCGAGAATGGAGTTGCGGCAGATGCCATGCCAGTAAGTGCCGAACTTGCGGCTACGGCAGATGGACTTACCTGCTGCTGAGTGGCTGGTGCGGCTGGTGCGGCTGGAACTCCTCCGGTTCTATTGAATGCAATCCATTCTGCGCGGGATTTATTTACAGCATCTTGAACATCAAGATATTTTTGATCTGTATCTTCTAATTTGAAAGCATCAATTTGTTTTTCGAGATAATCCAGTTCATCCTTATTGGCATCCAAAATGTTCTTTAACCTGCGTCCTTCTTCGGAGGTAGAACCACTACGAGTTCCTTTGCCTGCCACTTTAACCTTACCTTCCTCAATCGCAATTTGCTCCAGGCCCGCATTGCTAGGAAGTTTTTCAGGAGGAACACCAAAAGCTATTGCTCGATTTCTGGCGTCAATGATTTCTTGAGCAGCCCTTGCTTCAGCTTCCGCCCTCTGCTGCTTCGCCTGCTGATAGCCCTTGTATTGATTTTCATACAGTCCAGCCACGGTGCTGAATCGAGGATCACTAAATGCCAAGGGATTGCGAGTCGCCAGATCGCGATATTTCACCGCAAAATCATCGCTCTCAGGATTTAGATTGCCGCCAGCTAGTTCACTTGCCGCACGTTCAACCTGCGCCTCAATCTCCTGCTTCTTTCGCAAGTCGTTGGCTTTTTGCGCGATGTCGTCGTAGGCAAGTTGAGCTTTTTGGGATTCAAATACTGGAGCTAGGCGCTGAAGCCTGCGAAGCTCGCCTCGTGCCGCAACTTGTCGGTTGAAGTCTGCCGCATCTTGCTCATAGGCAGCATCGCGCTGATTTTGGTAAAAAAGCGGTTCTGCGGGTGCCTGAGCAGGCATTCCAAGGTAGTCGGCAAGGTCAATGACTGGCATGATTATTTAAATAAACGGTTATAAGCCTCCTCAAAAGTAGCGCCAACTGTATTTCCAATAAGTCCTTTGCCCTTTGTGGCTAAATCTTCTGCTTTCTCACCAATAACACTGGAACCAGCTGAAACAGCAGCGTCTTCAAGCGATTTATTTGGAAGGTATCCTCGAATTGCTTGCCAAATGGCATTTGCGCTTTTTGCGGTAATCCCTGGTTTGTTTACTGGATTATACACTTCTGGAAGCATTACAATGGCTTTATTAGCAATATCTCCAACGGTAATGCCTGGATTGCGCCTGCCCCTGTAATCAGACATGACATCAGCCCTCTCTTTGTACATTTTCCTGCGAATTTCTGAACCTGGAACTCCAACTACTGATCCAAGGCCAGCCGCCAATTGACCAATTCCGGTTCCGCCTTGTTCAGCGCCAATAATTGCTTCATCCAAATCAGACGATGGACTTCCAGACATCATAGAAGTCAATGGCCTCAAACCAAGCTCTTTCTCCATATCAAGAGTTTCTTTAGAGCGCATCAACGCCTCCTGCTTAATTTGATAATCCTTGACCAAATTGTTCCACCAATTGAGAAATTCTTCCTGTCTATAATTGCCGCTATTAGGAAGTAGAGCAGGGCGATTAAAATTCCCACGTTGTCTTTCGTATTCATATTTAGCAATGTTTGCAAGTTGATCCATAGATGGAGTGGCTGGCAAAGACCTCTTGGGCGTTGATAGCTCATCCATCATCTCTTTGGGAGAGATACGAGTGTTAGTTGGATACTTACTTTGAACTGGCATAAATTAAACGGCTTTTTTCTTCTTTTCCTTTTCTCCACCTTTTTTCATGGCTTCAAGGACTCGTTCCGTGCCTGCGTCTGAGCCTTTTGGAATGGGCTTACTTGTGTAGATCGGCTTGCCTGTTTTCTGATCAATCTTACCAGTCTTCTCAGCACGCGCATATTTGTTGTCCACCCATTGGCGAGCAGCAGCTTGACCAAAGAATTGAGCTTTGGTTTTTCCATCAAAGGTGGCTGGTTTTCTGGTATTGGAAGTTGCTGTTCCGGTTCCGTATCGACTGGTAACAACGCGCTCTTGAGGACCGTAGGAGGCAATGACTCCGCCTGTTGGACGTTGTTGAAGCTGCGTTGGCATTGGTGTGGCTAATGGCATTGGAAGATTTCCAGCTACTAGCATGCGCTTCGTGAGTTCCAAATCCGCCGCTTCTGGATTTGCAGGCACATACGAACGCATGCCCCGTTCTTCCTGCTCACGCATCTTCATTCGAGCGGCAGCACCAGCGTTCATCAACTTTTCACGAGCAGCCTGTAGAAGCTGTTCGGCGGTTGAGATTCGTGGCCTCGTATTGAGAAAAATGTCCTGGAACCTTGGAGTGAGCCTGGATGCTCCGCCTAAAGATTCATACATTGGAGCGACCTCTCTAGGCGCATCTGGAACAAATAATTCCGGCCTCTTCTCTCCAACTACATAGACTTTTCCAGGAGTAACGGGACCACCATTTTCACGGAAGCCACCGAATTCAAATTCAGGTTGAGCCATCTTATTTAGGAGCATATTAGCCATGCCGACACGAACTGCGTTGTATTGCTCAATGTTTCTACGCGCATCAGCAAGTCCATCGTTGTATTGATTCATAATCAGTAGATAGTAATTGGTTAATTTAACGCTTCATCGCATCGAAAACTGACTTGCGAGAAATATTCACGATCATCCCAGGTTCATCTGGAATAAAAAGCTCCGGTTTCTTCTCGCCGACAATGTAAGCCTTACCTGGAGTTACTGGCCCGCCTTTTTCACGGAATCCTCCGAAGGAAACATTAGTCATGATTGGCGCACCAGCAGTCAAACCAGGACGGCTACCAGCACCATGAAGCATGTTGTAACGACCAGGCTCGTGCATGCCTCCTTGCATGCGAGCCATAGCATTGCCATGCTCAGTCATGACATCTCTCTGCATGTTGTTATAATTCGTTGTGGCATTCTGTAGTTGATTGCCATAATTCGTCGTAGCGTTCTGCAACGATGTATTATATCCACTTAGTAGAGAAGAGTAATTTGGCATCCTCATAGGCTTAATAGAATGGTGAAAGTATGCGGTCAAGCTGGCGAGATTTTGCTCGCAATTCGCGTTCAGCTATTCTTGCTGGAGAATGACGAGAGCGTCCAACTGGAGTTGATCTTTGAAGAGATGGTGGAAGCAACTCATTATAATTCTCCTGCATCTCAGCCAAAGCATCAGGGCCAGCTTGTCCTGTATTGAGACTGTATGCTGATGGACGATTTTGCCTCATCCTAAAGGTATCAATGCCTGACAAGCGTTGATTAGGGTATTCTCGTTGTGTAGCGTTATTTGACCGCATAGCGCCAAAAACGGAACTTTGAGACATTTTTTGCGGCTGCGACATTCCGCTGGACTGCATTTTGGATTGATCCAAAGGTGATTGATTTGGCGTATCGTAAGGCTTCCAAATGTATGAGCCGGGGCTGCTGCCAGGAATGAGACGTCCGCTTGGTTTGGCATTGGCAGAAGGAGCGATGATATTTCCTTCAGAATCCATTCTGTAACCAGAAGCAAGACCCGCCTTATTGTAGGCATTGATTTTGTCTTCTAGGGTGCCGTCGAATGCGGCGGCCATAATATTATCTTGCCTATTTGGATATCCCATAATTTATCGAGTTTGCGGAGTTTGTCCGGCTGAGAAAGACCAGTCCATCGCCATTTTAGGACGGATGGCTCCTCGGTTTTGTTTCAGCCCTTGGTTGAGAACTTCGTAGCACTTTTGCCAGAAAATCTGCGATTGTTGAAACTCTGTTGCTCCTCCACTGTCTTCCAATTGAGTAGCCTTCATTGCGAATTTCAGCGCACCAATGTTGTCAGGCCAGATTAAATCAGTCTCTTGAATGAGTCGAACAAAACGACGCTTACAAAGGCATCGAAGCACTGGCTTATTGTCTGGACTAGCCTCGATTGTGCCAACCTTGTAACGACGATAAATAGGATTCGTTTCACTAGGCTCATAGACGGAAAGCTCAGTCAGAGTGCCAGAAACAACGACTGACAGCGTGACATTGCCAGTGGTGAGAGGCTTGACTACTTGAGTAACGAACATCTGAACAGCGGTGGTTGCCGTTGGATTAGCGAGCGTTAGGTCAATACCCTCTACACCGTTAGCATCGAAAATAGTGTTGCCGTTTGCATCTTGACCATATAGTCGCACAACTTGACCAACATCGTTTGCGTCAGCGATAGTGAGGCGAATCAATCCAGCGTCAGCTTGATATTCCTGCGTGCAAACATCACCTTGATCCAAGATGATGCGAAGATCTCTCGTTGTCTCGTCAATATAGCCAGGGCCAGAAGTCATAAACTCCTGCATGCGCGAGAATGGCATCGTGGGCCAGTTGACGCGAGTTACGCCAACGATTGACTCGTAGCGCCTCGGAAGAGTGATGTAGCCAGTGGTGGAAGGATAATCCACTTGGCCGTACATATTCTTCCACAAACCAGAGTTGATGATCCTCTCGACTCCCTGATTGAGAATCGGTAGGAAAAGCTCTGAATTAGGATTGCCAGGGAAGATGGCATTGCCAATCATTGACCTGACATCCGCAACTGTTAGGCCGGTGGACATCTCCACCGATTCTAACCGTTATGGCTGGATGGGCAAGGGGGATTTTGGCGGATTTGTTGGCAGCGTAAACGCATTACCAAGAACGGCTTTGAAAATAGCCAGCTTGACCACATCCTCACCAAGCTCAGAAATCCAATGCTGTGTCATTTCTACCATCATCGGGTGATTAATGTTGCGGTAAATCTCCAGCCAACCCGTGTAGTAGTTGTGCAACTTGTCATCAATCGTGAGTGGGAATGTTCGCTTCGGCCAGTTAAAACGGTGATTCCAACCCATCTTTGGATGGCAGATAACCTTACCACCATTGTGACGAACCATCTCAGCCATATACCATTCTTCACCACCAAAGCCTCGGAATCCTTGATTGATTACAGGAGCGTTGGCGCGAATAAACGAAAAGCATCCCATTCCTTGGGCTGGAATCTCAAAAGGCTCACCTGACTTCAAGCCCTCCTTATTATCGCCCCAAATTCCAAAGTCGTGACCTCGCCACACGGGGTCGATTTGCTCACTTGTGGCTTTTAGACTGTCATATAGCAGTGGCCCTGTAAGCATATTTTTGGAGTCTGGATTGCGTGACCAGTATTCCATCATGGAAGCGATAAATCCAGGTTGGAGCAGAACATGGCAATCAAGGCCAAGGATTACATCGCCAGTAGCAAGACTGAATGCGTCATATTTAACGAAGCTGCTTTGGCGATCAGTGACATCAACCACCCGCATATTTGGAACGTCCTTAGCGAAGTGCTTGATCTGCCTCCCATGATCACTGTCGGGATTATTGTCGAGAATCAGGAATTCTGTGTTCTCTGGAAGTTCTTGGTAGATTCGGATGGCCTGACTCGTGAATAAAATTCCATCGAAATCGTCGAAGGTTGCCATTGAAATGGTTAGAGATGGCGATGTCATAGTTTCATATTTATGGTTTCCCTTGAGGGAAATTATTTAGACCATTAATTATACCTGACGCATTAAATAATGCAATGCCAAGTTGCGACGAGCACTCCAATGCGCGATTAAAAAATTCAGTAAGCTCATCAACGCCAAGCCTTAATGGATCGGGTGTTCCATGACCGTAGATTGAATCCTCTGGGCAATTGCTAAAAAAGTTGTCGGACCAATCTTTTACAGATGCTGGAGACTCTCCATTGAACTTATTATTAGGCGCTGGACATTTGTGCTCAATCCATTTACGCACTTTTTCAGCCGAGTAATCATGGTCGAATCCAATGGTGTAAATCCTCTTTGGCTTCAAATTATCAAATATCCAATACAGCCCTTGGAAGAATATAGTGTATCCAGCTTTATGTTGAGGTAAGATATGTTTTTGGCCTAATCTGGCAAAAACTCGTTCTGCTGAGTTTTGAAAATCATCGTAACTGATCCTCTGGTGCTTAAATTCATTTGGTGGAAAATTTTCAGGCGGGAAGTCTCCTGGATAAATCCAATAATCAGAACCAGTTGGCATTAATGCACGCCATGCGTTGTTTACCGAACAGCAAACATCTACCTTACTCCTGTACTCATTTGCTTGGAGTGCTGATAGACCACTTCCAACGTAGAGCACGCTATCAATCATGACTTGATATACAGTGCTAATTGCACGTTGAATTCCATCCACCATTCAGGTTTGTATGGTTGAATGATTCCATCGTCGCACAATTTTTTAGCATCAATATGATGACGGAATTCAGTTCCTAGATCATGGGCTGAAATAATAGAACCGCTTGGAAGCAGTGGAGCAAATTGCTTTAACTCTCTACTTTTGCATCCACCATCGCAAAACAACCATGTTGGCTTGTCTCCAATTCGATTCAGGATTGTATCTTGAGTGGATGGAAGCTCTTCGTCAATTTGCAAAAACTCCACACCAAGTGTTTTGAGAATATGATCGTGATGACGATGCACATGATCAATGCTAACAACGGGTATTCCACGATGAATTCCCCATAGACCAAAAATTGTAGTTACGCACCCAGAGCCAGTTCCAATTTCAATAACGGATTGAATTTGTGGATTTGCTAGCATCACTCTTTCAATAATTGCATACATCCAGAAATTGTGCTGCATGTAGTTTCCAAGCAGAGTTGTGTGCCAAGGCATTGCATCAGCACTTCGCTCATCATACGGTCTGGCCTCTGGTATTGTAAGCATGAATTATGGCGGTGCTGTAGTGGTTGTGCTTGTAGTTGTTGATGAAGTTGATGAAGTTGATGAAGTGGTTGGCGCAGGCGTGGTCGTTGTCGTCGTGCTAGTTGTAGTTGTAGAAGAAGTGGTTGGAGGCGGTGTAGTCGTTGTAGAAGAAGTGGTAGTTGATGAACTAGTCGTTGTGGACGAAGTAGTGCTGCTACTTGTAGTGGTGCTGCTGGTACTGGTTGTGGTACTACTTGTCGTGGTGCTGCTGCTTGTTGTTGTGCTGCTGCTCGTCGTCGTTGATGATGTTGTTGGTGGCGGAGTTGTCGTCGTTGATGTTGTGGGTGGAGTTCCTGGTCCAACAAAAAGAACACTGCCAGTAAATACCCCTCCAACAAAAGTTCCAGTGACTTGAATATTTGATCCAGCTGCAAATGGTGGACCGGAGTTATTGATGCTCTCCATCTGCACATTCGACCTTGGCAGATTTGCAATCACCGTAGAGCTTCCGTCGCGGCTCACATTTGCGCTAATGCCAGACATTCCCCATGCCCAATTTCGTTGAGCAAATGGGCTGTTCTCAGGTGCAAAGTCTCCGTTGCCAGTATTAATCATTGAATAACCTCGTCTGGAGGTGATGGAGGATAGATCGTGATTCGTTCTCTCAACCAAAGACCGTTAGTGTTCTGTTGGCGGTCCTCAATGATGAACGGTGCCCAATCTAGGAAGTTTGTAGCTGGGAAAATCTGCACGGAAGAATTTCGATTTAGTGGTGCCGGATATATGCCAACGCCAAAAACTGGCGTCTCTGGCTGAACCTTCGGAAACACGCAAGTTGGATGCAAGCACCTCTCGAATCTCATGCTCAAACCAATGTAATTGCCATCAACATCTGTTGGAACAGGCTGAATGTGCGTCAATTCACCAGCGGAATAAGCCACATCTGACAAAAACTGCTCAACCAAGATGGTGCTATTATACGAGATGCCAGGACGGTAACGATACCTTGGCATAAGCCTGTCAGCCGTCTCTGTATTTGCTCCATTGTTGACCACTTGCGGGAATCCAACTGCTTTAGCTGCAAACAGGTCTTCAAGCACAGAAGGCCAAGTGTATTGCCTTGTATCATAGTAGCTGTTGAACGGCACCCTGCGCTGTGCCGGAGTTCTCGGCCTGCCAAAAAATAATGTGATGTAATCTGGATCTCTCTGCTTATCAGACTTCAGGTAAACATAGTTACCGTAGGCTGGGAACTTTGAAAGCATCTCACGTCCCACCGTCCAGCCACACTGATTAAATGAAGTTGGACGCGCACCAATAAGCGATGCGCTTTGGGCAGAAATCAACGTCGAGCCATCTGGAAACACCAATTCAGGACCAATGTAGTCCTGTGGCACTCGCACAGAGAACATGAACTCCTCTTCATGCGGAGTCGGTAACAGTTGGAAATTGCTAGCCATTAGAGGGTTTCGGGAGGGTTATCCAGAATTTGATCTCCTTGCATATACTCAGCATAAAGGTATCGCGGGGCAATACTTCCACCTCGGTCGAATTTCCAGAATGACTTCTTTAGGAATGTTTGACGGAGTGGGGCGTGGGCCATTTCATCTGTTATAGAAACATCAAATCCAGCAACGCTTTGAAAAGGTCCAGTGTTGGTGATCGTGCCACGAAATGTTGATTCACTCTGAGCAATCGTTACTGGTCCTTTTGGAATCAAAGTAATGCCTTCAGAATTACTAATGTTAGCTGGCCTTGTGTTAGTGGTTACATCTTCTGGAGATGGTCCGCCGCTATTGTATGTTGATGCTTGTTGAAGCAATCCATTTGAGTAATTAAACGTATCCCGATACTCAGACGACCACACGCTAAGCTCAGGCTGGCTGACAATGCCAGATGAAGGTGCGGTAATGTTGGTGCCGAGTGCAACAACTGAGCCTCCTGGAGTGAGTGAAAGCTGTCCAGCCGCTCCACTAGCATTGATAATGTAGTAGCCGACTCCAAGAGAGAGGCCGCTTCCGCCTGTTTTGGCGCTCAACGTGAGGATTTGCCCGTCAGCCAAGGTCGCTCCGGTAACCGTAACAATGTTGGTTGAAGCAACACCAGTGATGCCAGCATAGGCAGTCTGATTGCTGGTCATCGTCACCTCAATGACTTTGGAGGCTTTCTGCCAGCGGCGGTCCTTTCGATAAAGATAAACGTCTTGCATATTTTTTACCATATCCGCTTGACGGAATGGCGCAAGTGGGATTATGGTTATCACAGCTTGAAAAAGCTGGCTTCGGGTGCAACTGGAGCAATCCACGGTAATCCGAAGCAAAAGCCCGAATTTCCGCCTGCACCCCGGAGTTCGGGCTTTTTCATGTTCTGATTTTTAGCCTACTCAGCAAAAGAGGCTACTCAAACCGAGAGGAATGAAACGCTCGACATGCAGGCCGTGAGAACGTCATGTGCTCCCCGTAGCGCCAAAACGGGGGATTTCGTGGGGGTCTAGCTCAAAATGAGTAATCATCAGAGTTGGCGGTGCGAATTAAAACAAGACTGCCGGGTTGCCCTCCCATACCTAACCATTGCTTTGTGCATGGGGAGGTGGGAGGGGTTGTGCCTGAGAGAGGATTCCCAACTGAGACTGAAGCCAATCCCGTTATGATCCTGACCAAGAAAACCATTGAAGCCCTTTTTAACTGTGGATCGCCAAATTCACGCCAGCTAGCAACACTGAGAATACGCCAAACAAAGGGCTGGATGCAGCGCCTTATCGGAATAGAAATCAGCGAGGCTCTTTATGCTGAACTGATTGCCTGCAAAGGTCGAAGGCCATCAGGATTGCCAAAAGCCCAATGGAAAAAGCCATGTATCCCAACTGAATAAATGATGATCCGCTACTATCGACTCACCAACGGTTCAATCTTTCGCTATCACGGCGTCATGATGCTCAAGAAGTCTATATTCAAGGCGGTGACGCACTCATTCGCACTTGGGAAGAATAAGACCATCAGCGTCCTCATGCTTCCATTCGTTAAAGTTGAAGTCGTAAAAGCGAAATAATTTGCATCTCGTTAAATAACGTGATAAGATTGGTGACCATATATGAAACCAATACAAGTAAAAACTACGCAAGGTCAACGCTATCGTATCCTCCGAGAGATCAACTGTTTGAGTCAGCAGGCAGTGAATGAGCACATGGGACGTGCTTCCAGTTGGTGTTCGCAGCTAGAAAAAGACTGCTTTGAACTGACTGTTGATGCCGCATTAAAAATAGCAAGGATGTATAAAGTAACTCTTGATCAGCTTATTGGAGAAGAAGCGATAGAGGTTTTGCTGATGCCAAAAGTGAACGGATTTTGATTAAAAAAATGAACAACAAAACAGAATTGATCGAGGCAATCCATTCAGGCACACGCTTGAGGCTTTTGGACATTAAGCAGCCCACAAGCCAGCCAACTGCTTGAATCTCTTCTGCAATGGATTCGGTTTGCCGGGTGTGTGATTTCCAGGCTTATCCAAACCAGATAAGCCATGCCTCTCTCGGCACAAGTCGATCAAAATAAAGCCAGAGTCGCCTTCGTCTGGAGACTTGCCTGTTCTGCGCTTCATTTCAATCTTTGACTCAACTCGAATCTTTGATCCACCATCTTGCGCTTTATTGTCCTTGTACTTTCTAGCCGTCATGTCTTCGGCCATTCCTTTTGGGATACATCGCAATTGGTCGCATCGAAGAAGTTCTTTACCGATCCCCCAAATTTCGGACACTTTGTTATGAAATCTCACGCTAGATTTCTCCCTGTCGGCAGATGAAACAGGTCTATCACTTGGTCTTCCACCAAAGTCCACTCTCAAAAAGCCATTAGACCACTGTGACCAAATTGCGTCAGAGAATGTCTTTCCACCACCGGCTGAACTATCTATTGCCAAGTTTTCAATTTTAACTCCCTCCTTCTGGCAAATGTCCTTTAATTGAGATACCATTTGCGTCGTTCTATCAATGTCTTTTTTAGATAAGTCTTCGTTTAAATAATACGATTTTTCAAACTTAAGACGTTTCTTGCCATCAGTACAAACACCGATACTGCCAATCATCAAAACTGATTTATCTCCACCTACTGTGTGAGCAATATCAAATCCAGCAACCTTGGTTGGTATTCCCTGCCATACACAATCTGGCGGTATTTGAAGAACTTCAGATGCCGAATAAATATTGTCATCGTCTCCATCAAGCAAGAACGCACCAAGAACACCTCGCCAGTAAGCTCTTGTATGCTGACCTAGCTTCTCTCGCTTTTCTTCCAACATCTCACGAGTCATCAAGAAAGGGTAGATCACCTTTCCCTCAATGATGTTTGGTGATGTTTCGTTATTGATGCGGATGACGTGAGCGCCTTTTCCTTTCCACTCATCCCAATCTGGGTTGTAGCTGTCCCACCCTCCAGGAATAGGCTCACAAAGCTGCCCAAAGGTATCGAATGGCGAATTGGCGTTGGCTAGCGCGATAAGCTGGACATTCGGATTCTGCGTCAAGTTTTCCTCGAACGTATTGATGATGGATGGCGAAAGTTCAGCGCACTCGTCCAGAACAACGATGAGCTTACCGCCGGGGCCATGCTTCTGACCTCGAATGGCGCGTGATGATTCAGCGGCTTTGCTTTGCTCACCTGGAAACAAACGGATGCCGTACTCATCCATTACAACGCCGGTATTTAAGTCCATAGACTTGATACAGTGCGAGGATTCTACCAGCTTTCCAGGAGGTGCTCCAGCCATGCCATTGAAGTAACGAGTAATCTGGCCCCAAATACGCCCCATCGAGTCCTTGATGGTCGTGGTGTTGACGAGAACGACGTTCTTGTATGGATTTGCCAACCACCAAACGAGACAGTAAACAGCGAACAAACCAGTCTTGCCGCCAGAACCACCAGACGAGATCGCTAGACGCTTATTCTCAAATGCGGCTTTTGCCATCTTGATCGCCCAAGGGTGCCACATGAAAGGAGTCCTACTTCCTGGGTAGTTCCAGATGAGGTTCACCGCGTTGACGAAATGAATCCACGCAGGCTTTCCTTGTGGGTTTTTATCGCCCTTCCAACCGAATAACGAACCCGTTGGACACTTGAGGAAGATCAACTCGACATCCAGTTGATTGCCAAATTGATGATCAAACTTGATGCCATACGTCTCGATTGGTCCTCGCGTTAGTTGGACGACGCGAGATTTTTGGGGCTTCTGCTTCATATCTGTTGAATGGGTAGTTCAGAACTGGTAAGTTTCAATATTATATGATCTATGAACATCTGCCAAACTTGTTATAAAAACGGGCGATCTCTGTGGCAAGGTTGTTGTCTATGCAGCAAAGACGTGATGACATCCAGCCAATTCCACGCTTGGAACGCAACTCGCAGGGTTCATCACGATATACCTCAACCAAAGATTGAGGTAAAGCAGGTGGTCTTTAGAAAGCCAAGACCGGTCTTTGGGCAGCGGTTGCAGAAGTGACTTGCGATAAGTCAATTTACGATGTCATATCTGAAATATGATAAACCATGAAGTTGAGACTATTGAAGATGCGCTGACGATGCTGCAAGCGACTGTATTTGAGCCAGAGTTTGCCGCTCCTTTGATCAGGCGAAATATTGAACACGGGCTTTGTTCAAACTATGAGATTCAGTTCTTTAAGGGGCAGAATGGCGTCTGCATGACAGCGAAAATAACTCCTTCCTACAAACCGAAATATCTTGGGAAGCACGAAGGTCTGGAGTGATTAACCAAACTTCTCTACCCACTCAGCTAGAAAACGGCTAAGTGGAATGCCATCTCCATCTGCCATCATGCACTTGCAGCCTTCTGGCTTGCATTCAATCCAGGTGCAGCCGTCGTGATTGATCTTGGGCGAGTTGCCATGACGGCACTTAGCGCGTGACTCAAACTGGTTTTTGATGACTTCAAAGTCGGTCATACCATGATGCGGATTCGACTGCGAATCTTTGAGATGTGGCGAGTCTTTTTGAGAACAGCGCCACCTTCACGGCTTCCAGCACCATCTGTATTCCCCTCAATACTTTTGATGTTGCCATTTTTGTCAGGAGATGAGAGAGCAATTCCAATGTGGCTGAATGTAAAAATCAAAATATCACCAGCCTGAATGTCGCCTTTATGCGGCTTCTTCGTGTGTGTTGATTCGTCTTGTTCACGACTCCAATTCTCGAAGTCCCATGCTCCAGCTGTCCTTGGACGCTTAAATGTCTTGGTTTCCTTGATTCCAGCTAGCGCCAGAGCCTCACGGAAGCACCAACAAACGTAAGCTGCACACCACGGCCAACCAACCTTAGGATTAAGCCAAGTAGACGCCTTGTACTCATCAACGCGAGGTCCGCAATTTGTGCCATTGATCTCTGTGACTCCGACTTCTTTGAGTGCTACTTGAACGAGTGCTTCTGATAGTTTCATACTTTTGGAGAGCTAACAATGATGATGCCCCAAACAAGCAGGCAGATGGCGGTTATCGCAAGAATAGAAACTTGCGCGATAGAGAAATCTTGGATCATGGATATTTGTCTTCCTCAATCATACGGGTGTTGTGCTTGTGAAGGAATTTAGCCAGATCGCTGCTGAGTGTATCAACAACTTCCTCTGGCAGAATCCATTCCCACTCATGGAGGAATTCATGGATGAGAATGCGGAGATGATGCTGCCCGCATAAACGCTCGTCAATCTCAATATTACCGTTGCCGTAAGCAAGACCTAAAGCCTTGTGACGGCCTAGCTTTCGCTTTTTAACGGTTATTGAAGTAACCTTCACTGTTTTTGGCGGATGCTATCAACCATTGATATGGTGGCCCCACGAATATTGTTTTTGATTTGATAGCTTGTTTTATTCGGGTTGCGAGCAAGTGAAGCCTTGATTCGATCTTCAAGTGAAGAATCAGCATTGGTTTCTTCCTTCTGTCGGTAACAACGAACGCGAATTGTCATGCGACGTTTAGCATCCCAAACTGGGAAGTCTTGCGCCTCAAATGCTCCAGATGAGACACCGTTTTTCAGCATATCATGTACCCTTTCGGGAGAACATTGAAGCTCTTCGGCAATATGCTCCTTGGTATCCCAGCCATGTGGAATGCAATACTTTTCAGCATTGATCTTGTCGATAGCCTTTTGCCATTTCATTTGGTTTTGTGGTATGGTTGTTAATCGACAAAGATTGGGAACGTGACCGTTCTTCCGTATCGCTTGTCAAAGATAAAGCCAGTCTGTGATGGTGGCTCGTAAGGTGCCTTGATAGCGATGGAGTAAGCATTGAAGCCAATCAAGCTCCCGTTGCATACCCACTTAGGATTTTGCTGGCTTTGATGCCAATGACCAAAGATGTCTA